GCCTGGGGCATACATCTACGTTGATATCGGCCAAAACACCTGGAACGGCATCTACACCGGAACCGTTGCCGCCGGCGGCGTACTCAACACTCCCATCGAGGGCACCATTCCCAACGGCACCTACAACATCCTGTTGTATCGCAGCGGCAACGACGTCATTTCCACCAGCGTCACCATCACCAACAACACTGCCCCAACGCTTGCCGACCGCGAAGGTTGGCTGTTTGTACTGGGACAGACCGTCCGCAGCAAACGGGTTTACCGCGTTGGCGAAGTAACCATGGACGAAGAGGGTGAAGTGACGATCCGCGCCACCATTTACCCATGCGACACCAACGACCGCAGTCTGATCGCTGACTTCAGCGACAACCTATTTACTGTGCGTCGCTAAAGTAGGCTGAGGACACAGCGTTATCCGCAATGGCGTTTTATACAGGTCGTACTGGGGCGCTGTACTTGACCAGCGCAGGCACCGGTGGAGCTACACCCGTTGCTTCTGAGCAAGCACTGAAACTGCGCGACTGGTCACTGGAAACCACCCTTGAGTTGCTGGAGACCACCACGGTTGACACCGCCGTCAAGAGTTACACCCCTGGCGCATCTAGCGCCACCGGCAGCGCCACCTTGCTGTACTACCGCCGCGAAGGCACCACAAGCACCGAGCCCGGAACTCAATTCGACCAGTTCCTAGCCAAGATTATGAAAACCAGCACTGCTGGTGTGACCGAAAGCGATCGCGTTGGAATTGTATTGCGCGTGGGCGAAACCCCCGGCGGCGGTGCCGACATCAAAGACGACATTGCTTTCAACGCCTACATCACTAACGCGTCGCTGCAAGTCAGCACCGGCGAACTTAGTTCTGTCGCAATCCAGTTCACCGTGGATGGAGCCTTCCGCGAACTGGTTGACGCATGACCTATTTCCTAGGCCACTACGGAAAAGTCAAACTCCGCCGCAAAAGCGCCACCACCTTCTCCAGTTCCGTCTCTCCCGCAGACGTCAACACCATCCTCAACCGCTTCGGTTTTGATGGATCGGTTGAAAACCTGTTGACCGGCGACCAACTGCGGATTGTTACTGACGACCCACGCGGCCTGGACTTTTTACCGTCCTCCACATGGCCGGACGGCGCTGGAGCAACTTTGAATGAAGTAGTCGCCTATTCCAACATCAACGCAATCGGCGGCATCCGTCTCTTTGACGATTTCTCTAGCGCCATCAATAACAATCGAACGGTTGAATATCCGTTAGAAGCATTTACTGGCGACCCCATCAACATCGACGTCAGCGTCTACGGTTCCGTGGAGCGCGTTCTCGGGGACGTAACCGGCTTCACGTTCAATACTGATCGAGAAGCACTGGAAACCACCACAATGTCCGACCGCTTCAAAAAAATGTATTCCGCCGGCCTAATCAGCGGCTCAGGCTCCATTGATTGCATTTTTAATACCACCAACAGCGGCTTGGTGGAAAACTCATTGCTGATGCTGCAGCTCATTAACCGCACTGATATTGGCAGCGAGTTTAGTTGTTTTCTGCAATTAACTGAAGATGACGTGTATTCAAATGCCTCAGATGTTTACTACGAGTTTGATGCAATGGTTACCCGCACTGGAGTTGAAGTCCGGCCTGATCAAACAATTAACTGCGCGATTGATTTTGTAACCACCGGCGAAATTAAGTTGCTGATTGGCGAACCTTCGGGCTACATCCTCAAGGAAGACACCGACCGCCTGCGCTTGCAACAAAACCTCGACTTCCTCATGACCGAAGTCACTGACTAAACTGCTAGAAGACTCGCCGTAACCGGAGCTGGCGCGTGGCCGACCAACGCATTACACAGTTAAACCAGCTTCCCGAGGCCAACGTCGCCGCCATCGACGTACTGCCGATTGTCGATATTTCGGCCAGCGAAACCAAAAAAGTCACCGCCAAAGATCTGTTTGAAGCTGGAGCGGGACTAGCCGATGCCTCCAGCATCGACCTTGCCAAGCTGGATCAAGCCAGCGCCACCAAAATCGGCACCACCGCACTGGCTGATGATGCCGTAACTGCCGCCAAGCTGGCCAATGACTCCAGCATTGCTTACGACAGTGTTGAACCCTCCACCGACAACTTCGAGGGTCGGGGCTACGTCAACAGCACCAGCAAGTACCTGAAGGTTTACGACGGCAGCGCCTACCAACAAGTCGTTGCCCCTACTGCTGGCATTGAAGACAGCGCGGTCACCACTGCCAAAATCGCTGCAAACGCAGTCACCACCGCCAAAATTGATGCCGCTGGTCTTGGCACAGCAGCTCTTGCCGACGACGCAGTAACCACCGCCAAGATTGCTGACGACGCCGTAACGGCAGCCCAACTCGCCACTGGTTCTGTAACCGCAGACGCCATTGCAACCGGCGCAGTCGAAACCGCTGAACTAGCCGCCAATGCCGTCACCTACGCCAAGATCCAGCAGGTCAGCGCAACCGACAAACTGCTGGGTCGCTCCACTGCTGGCGCGGGCGACGTCGAAGAAATTACTTGCACCGCAGCCGGCCGGGCACTTCTTGATGACGCCGATGCTTCCGCCCAACGCACCACGCTGGGTCTTGGCACCCTTGCCACACAATCCGGCACTGTCAGCGGCACCCATTCCGGCACCAGTTCTGGCACCAACACCGGCGACCAGACGATCACGCTGACCGGCGATGTAACCGGCTCGGGCACTGGCTCGTTTGCCGCGTCGATTGCCAGCAACGCCGTAACAACCGCAAAAATCAACGACGCCGCAGTTACCACCGCAAAAATTGATAGTGCCGCTGTAACGAGCACCAAACTTGCAGCCGACAGTTCCCTTGTCGTTAGCGGTAATGCGCCATCCGGCGTCGGCGCTTTCCAAGGCCAGCAGTGGCTTAATACCAATACCGGCCTGACTTATGTCTGGACTGGAGCAGCCTGGCAACAAACCGCAGCCATCCAAACGCTGACCTTCAGCGATACCACCCCACTGGCGTTCTCGGTCAGCAAACCCGACAACTTCAGCGCCGTTGTCACCACCACTCTTGAAAACCAGACAGCAGGCACAATTTTTGCCGGTCCCGCTACAGGCAGCGCCACTACTCCAACATTCCGCGCACTCACCAGCACCGACCTGCCGATTGCAACATCTGGCGACACCGGTGCAATTCGTCCTGGCACTGGCCTAAGCGTTACCGGCGCCGGCGTTCTCAACCACACCAACACCACGACTGCCGGCACTTATACCAAAGTCACAGTCGATGCCCAGGGTCATATCAGCGTTGGCGCCACGCTTGCCGCAACAGATATTCCCGCTCTGGATGCCAGCAAAATCACAACGGGCACGTTTGGCAGCCAGTTTCTTGCTGCTAACAGTGTTACAGCCGCCCAACTAGCCGATTACGGCATCGCGCAGGTTTCGGAATCTGCTCCAACGCCTGAATTTGCCGGCCAGTGGTGGGTCAATCCATCCGACCGCAGCGCCTACATCTGGATCGGCACCGTCAGCCCAACTCCTAACGGTTATTGGCTCCTCGTCGGTTACGGCAGCCCGACTCAGCTCAACATCCGTTTTGGTGGTACTTACAACGCCAACACCAACACCGTTGTCACCCTCAACCAATACGGCACCGAAGCCGGTCTGACTGTTGGACAAGCCCTTGGCGCACCCAACCCCCAAAACAACGGCATTTACCTAATTACCACCACGGCTGGCACCGGTACGACACCAGCTCCAGTGGCATCGCTGGCAGTTGGCGACTGGGTTCTCAGCCAAGGCACCACCGCCAACTGGACCAAGATCGCCGTTGTTTCTGGCGCCACCGGCACCTTCAACGATTACGACATTCTGTCGGACGGCACCTATTTCACCCCAGACATGACGGGGGTTACGGATGTCCGGGATGCTTTGACATTGCTGTGGGGTCGTGTACAGATCGCCACCACTTCACAAATCGGCGTGGTGCTTGAATCCGCTGAGGTTCTCGTTGATAACACCACCGGTGAAATGACGATTGGCGTGGTCGATGATGGAACGTACTAATGAGCACCAAAAACGACCGCTTTGTTTACAGCGGTGACAAGATCCCGCTAGGTGGCGAGCCGGGTGACGCGCTAATCAAAGTAGGCGGCCCACACTATTACACCGCCTGGCGCGACTTCACGCATGTTTTTGAGACGTACGACGTAGTGTTTGACGACGGCGAATACTAGACTGCTCCAGTAATCCCGTCCTATTGGAGTTAAGGGAATGGCCTCGACGCATAAG